GCAAAATAGATACGAAAAACTTTTTAAAAAAGGAGATAAATCATGATGGGTAAAAAGAAACAAGTCGTCAAAAAAAGAGGCGGTGGTATGACTAAGAAAAAACAGGTCATGAAAAAACGTGGTGGTGGCATGATGAAAATGAAAAAAGGTGGAGAAGCTATCAGTCAGCACAAAAAAATGGCAATGGGAATGTAATTTATGGCTACCTCTGGAACAACAAGTTTTAATTTAGATATTGATGACGTTATCGAAGACGCATACGAAAGATGTGGTCTTGAAACTAGATCAGGTTATGATTTAAAATCTGCTAGAAGAAGTCTTAATATTTTATTTCAAGAATGGATGAACAGAGGTGTCCACTTATGGAAAGTAGAAAATTATACTGCTAATTTAACAGCTGGAACTACTTCCTATACTGCCCCCAGTGATGCAAGTGATGTTCTAGAAATGACTTTTAGACAAGTATCAGGTGGAACAACTACGGATACATCAATGACTAAAATATCCAGATCAGAGTATCAAGCATTACCTAATAAATACACACAAGGACAACCTACACAGTATTATGTGGAAAGAAACTTATCTAATGTAGTAATTAGTTTGTATCAGACTCCCAATACTACAGATACTCAAATAAACTATAATTACATAGGAAGAATAGAAGACGTTGGTCAGTACACTAATCAGCCTGATGCTCCCTTTAGATTTTTACCTTGTATGGTTTCTGGTTTAGCTTTTTATCTTTCTCAAAAGAAGGCTCCTCAAATGACTCAAGCTTTAAAATTATATTATGAAGATGAGCTACAGAGAGCTTTAACGGAAGACGGTCAGCGATCCTCTGTCCATTTAGTTCCTCAAAACTATTTCATAAACGGATCATAAAATGGGTGTGTTTGCTTCTGGTAAATATGCTTTAGCGATTTGTGATCGCTGCGGTCAGCAGTACGATTTCAGTCAATTGAGAAAAGAGTGGAATGGTCTGAGAACTTGCCCTGAGTGTTGGGAACCAAAACACCCTCAATTAGATCCTAAAAATAATCGATCAGGGGATGCGCAGGCATTGCCTTGGGCACGACCCGCGAGACAAGAACCTATGACCGTGAATGTCGGAGCACCTGGTGATAGTGCTTTTACTTCCGATGGCATGATGCCTTCACAGCAAACTGAGAGATTGCTTCTTCAACCAAGATTAGGTACAGTAACAATCGTAATATCATGAACTATAGTGAACTTTTAACAAATGTCAGAAACTACACAGAGGTAGACAGTAATGTTTTATCTAATTCTGTGGTTAATGTATTTATTACTAATATTGAAAATAAAATAGCTAGACAATTAGATAGCGATGATCAAAGAAGATACGCTACGACTACTTGTACTGCTAATAATGCTTTTTTAGATGTAACAGGTCCTGAGGGTGGGTTTCGTTTTGCTAGGGGTCTTCAGTTAGTTAAATCTAATGATGAGAGAGTTTGGCTACAACAAAGGGATGCTACATTTATGGATGAATATGCTGTGGAAAGATCCACTACTTCCTATACAGGCGAACCCAAATATTGGGGCAATTGGAATGATAATACTTTAATTTTAGCTCCTACTCCTGATCAAGTTTATACAATTGAAATGTGGTATGATGAAACTCCACAACACTTAGATACTAGCAACGCTAGCTCTACTACTTTTGTCTCTAATAATGCCCCTGAAGTTCTTCTCTATGGTGTCTTAGGCGAAGCCTTTTCGTACTTGAAAAATCCACAAGATATGCAATTATACGAAGCTAAGTACCAAGTTGCTCTGCAAGACTTTGCACAAGAGCAAATGGGAAGAAAACGTAGGGATGAGTATCAAAATGGTGTGCTACGCATTCCGATGAAATCGTTGACACCATAAGGGAGTAACTAAAAATGGCAATTAACCAAGCAGTTTGTGCAACATTCAAACAGCAGTTGTTAGATGGCGATCACGATATATCCAACGATACTTTAAAACTCGCACTCTATACAGATTCTGCAACTTTGGATGCAAACACATCAGCCTATTCAGCGACTAACGAAGTTGGTGCTTCAGGCTCATATTCAGCAGGCGGTGGTGCATTAGCAAATGCTAACGTCAGCTTAACCAAAACTAACGCAACAGCATCAACAGCTTTTGTAGATTTTGATGATTTATCATTTACCAGTGCAACAATCTCAGCTCAAGCAGCTTTGATTTACAACACTTCATCTGCAAATACAAATGCTTCAATTTGTGTTTTAGATTTTGGTGGTGTTAAAACATCCACAAACGGAACATTTACAATTCAATTTCCAACTAACGATGCAACTAGCGCTATTCTAAGGATTTCCTAATCCTAGGGAGTCCTTACCATGGCAACACTTGAAGGTTGGGGTAGAGGCACCTATGGAGAGGGAGCCTTTGGTGAATACATACCTGTATCCGTTACAGGTATCCAATCAAATACAAGTGTTGGCACAATTTCTATCACTGCAAACGCAGTAGTCACACCAACAGGATTAGAATCTTCTACTTTTTTAGCAGATGTAATTGCTGAAGCAGAAGTTATTTATCCTTTAACAGGTGTTCAATCTAATACTGAAATTTCTTCAGTTAGCACTCTTACCGATCAAGTTATTTCAGTTACAGGAATTCAAATGCAGTTTGACGATGGAACTGCTACGGCAACAGGATCCGTGGATGCTGGTTGGGGAAGAAGCACTTGGAGTTCTTTAGCATGGGGTGTTAATTACGTTGATGCCAATGTTGCTGTCACAGGATTAGAAATAAACTTTACAGAGGGAACTACTTCTCAAGTAGGTAGTGCCTTAGTTCTTCCAACAGGAGTTTCATCACAAGTTGATATTGGAGTTTATGATGTAACTGCTACAGCAAACCATAACCCCGTAGGTGTTTACGCTCAAGTTTATAGCGAAAGACCAACGATTGTTGGAGATGCTTTAGTCACCCCAACAGGTTTAAGTGCAGGGTTTACCGAAGGAACAGAAGTAATTGCTGGTGATGCGAATGTTCCTGTTACAGGTTTATTAATAGAAACTTTTGAAAATAGTGATGGGATAGAAATTGTTTCTTCTCATCTTGAGCAAGTAACAGGAATTGAAATAACCTCTAACACAGGAACATTAAGCCAAGAAACAGTATACACCTTAACAGGCGTTGCGATGCAGTTCTCAGAAGGTACAGAAACTATAGCAGCTAATGCTTTAGTCACTCCAACAGGTGTTGCATTGTCTGTGATTACAGGTAACATGAGATCAACTCCTTGGGCTAATGTAGTGCCTGGAGTTAGTGATACATGGACATCTGTTAATACAAGCGTAACAAATACATGGACCAAAGTAGCTTAATTCAAGAATATACAATTCCACAAGAAATTATTAATGAAGCTCTATTAACATTAGATAGCTTCAAGGAGTTTAATATAAAAAGACCAGATGGTATTAATTGCACTGTCAATGGTTTTCATACAGGTAATATTTTAAGATTTAAAACGACTCACGAGTTAGCCGAGAAATTATATGCTCACATTCCTTTTCCAAAAAAATACAATATCCATCATTTACATTTAATTCATTTTGAAAAAGATGGTTTTGAACAAGGACACGATCATGCTCATAATGAGGACTATTCTTTTATCTTGTATTTACAAGATTCAGATGGAGCGACCGCTTTTCAACTAAGTCCTGAAAATATTGTTAAAATTCAGCCAAAATGTGGTAAATTAGTTTTCTTTAAAAGTAACATTTGGCATTGGGGCGAGAAAAGTTCAGGTAACAAAAAGATCCTCGTAGGAGGGATGAGAGTAATTGAATAAATTAATTAATCAGTATATAAATAACTAACATGGCATCAACATATTCAGATAGACTCAAACTCGAACTTATGGAAACAGGGGCTAACGCCAATGTTTGGGGGAATAATACTAATACAAATTTACAGACCATTGATGCTTTTGGAGCTTCCTATTTAGCTAAATCTGTCGCAGGTTCTACAAACGTAACTTTAACTACAGCTAACTCAGATCCCACTGCTGAAGCTTCTAATAAAGTAATTGAATTCACAGGAGCCTTGACAGGAAATATCTATGTTTTTGTTCCAGCAGTAGAAAATAACTACATATTCTTTAACAATACATCAGGTGCCTATACTTTAACAGTCGCCCCAACAGGGCACGCTGCTAATGGTGTGGAAATTTTACAAGGTTCTCATACCATTCAATATTGCACAGGAACAGGGGTAGTTGATCTTTTTGCAAACTCTTTGGGAACAGTTTCTGTTAAAGGAACAGCTAATGTGACAGCTAATGTTTCTTTAGGAGCAAATGGTCAAGTCACTGCAACAGCTTTTACAGGAAATGGTGCAGGATTAGATGGAGTGACAACTTTAGATACAGGAACACAAATGGTTTTTTTACAAGCTTCTGCACCGACAGGTTGGACTCAAAACACGGCATCTACTTTAGCAAACGCTACATTAAGAGTTATTACAAGTGGAACTGCTGGAGTAGGTGGAGCAGATGCTTTTACAAGTGTTTTTTCAGGATCAAAAACAACAAGTGGTTCTGGAAGTATAGATGCATCTCCTTTAAGTGTTGACACTGGTGGATTATCTGTTGGCGCAACTACATTATCTACTCCACAAATCCCATCACACAATCATTCTTGGACTATGTGGAATTTTTATCCTCCAGCAAATCCAACTGCGGCACCTCCTCCAAGTGGTCCTGGTCCAAACCAAGTAAACGCTGATGCGAGATACAGTGAAAATACATCAAATGCAGGTGGTGGTGGAAGTCATACCCACCCTGTAAGTGGTAGTGCTTCTGTTTCAGGTACTATAGGAGCACCTTCGATTGCATTAAATGTTCCTGCCATGGACTTAAAATATGCTAATGTTATTGTAGCGAGCAAGGATGCATAATGGCTAGTACATACACAGATAGTTTAACTTTAGAATTAATGGCAACAGGTGCCAATGCTAACACTTGGGGTAATAACACTAATACAAATTTACAATCTATTGATGCATTTAATGCGGGATATCTTGCAAAATCTGTCGCAGGTTCTACAAATGTAACATTGACTACAAGCGCAACCACTGATCCTACAGTAGAATCAGCAAACAAAGTAATAGAATTTACAGGTGCTTTAACAGGCAATATTTACGTTTTTATTCCTGCTGTAGAGAATAACTATATATTTTTTAATAATACAAGTGGAGCCTATACACTTACTGTTGCTCCAACAGGTCATGCTTCCAATGGAGTAGCAATTACTCAAGGAGCTCACACAATTCAATATTGTACTGGAACAGCCGTCATTGATTTATTTGCTAATTCTTTTGGAAATCTATCTGTAAAAAATCAAATTAAAGTAGGGGATAATATTACTCTTTATGCTAACGGAACAATTTCTGCTACAAATTTAGTAGGAAATGGCGCAGGATTAACTGGTGTGGGTGAATTTGCTTCTGGTACAGAAGCATTATTCGTACAAACTGCTGCACCAACAGGGTTTACTACAAATACAAGCGCAACTTTAAGTGAATGTTGTTTACAAGTAGTAAGTGGAACTGGGGGTGGTGCAGGTGGTTCTGATTCATTTAGTTCTGTTTTTACAGGTTCTAAAACAGCATCTGCTACAAGTGTTCCTGTTTCTGTTGCTAACTTATCAGTTAGTGCAGCAGGTTTATCTGCTGGAGCAACGACTTTATCAACACCACAAATACCTTCTCATTCACATTCAACCCCTGCTGTTTCACCAGCAGCGCTAGCTCAATTCCCAGGTCCGTTCCCTTCTGTAGAAGATCAAGCTTCTGTTGTTGATCCTGCTGCAACTGTAAGCACCAACCCTACTGGTGGTGGAGGATCTCACTCTCACTCTTTTTCAGGAAGTGCATCTTTAAGCGGAACTGTTTCTTCACCTATTTCAGCAAGTGTACCTAGTATGGATTTAAAATATGCAGATAGTATAATAGCGACAAAGGATTAAAAAAATGGCAAGCACTTATTCAGATAATTACAAACTAGAACTTCAAGAAACAGGAGCTAATGCTAATACTTGGGGAAATAATGTAAACACAAGTCTAGAAGTAATTGATAAATTTTCAGCAGGGTACTTAGCTAAATCTGTAGCGGGTTCAGCTAATGTGACTTTAACAACAGGAAATGCTGATCCAACAGCAGAAGCTGCTAACAAAGTAATTGAACTAACAGGAACTTTAACAGGTAATATCTATGTTTTTATTCCTGCCGTAGAAAGTACCTATATTTTATTCAATAATACTTCAGGTGCTTTTTCTGTAACAGTTGCTCCAACAGGACATTCAGCAAATGGAGTAACTGTTGTTCAAGGTTCTCATACAATCGTCTACAATAAGAATGGCGATACTGTTGTTGATTTATTTGCTAATTCTCTTGGAAATTTAAGTATCAAAAACACTCTTACTGTTAATAATTCTGTTTTTTATTCAGCTAATGGAACAGTCAATGCAACAGCTTATTCTGGTAATGGTTCTTCTTTAACAGGAGTATCTAGTATTCCTTCAGGAACAACAGCAATGTTTTTTCAAGGTTCCGCTCCTACAGGTTGGACTCAAAATACAGATGCATCTATTAATACTACAACATTAAGGATTGTAACAGGTAGTGGAGGAGGAACAGGGGGCTCTGATGGGTTCTCATCCGTTTTCACTGCTTCTAAATCATCGGATAGTGGTGCAATAACATTTTCTGATTTAACAGGAGCAACTGTTCCTCATACCTTATCAGCAGGTGGAACCACTCTCTCTACCCCTCAACTCCCCGCACATAATCACGTTGTAAATTGGTTACAAAATAATACTTCTAATGATAGTGATAGAGGAGGTGGTTTTTACGGTACCTTCAACCCTAGTGGTGGACCAGGACTTGCCCAATGGACAACAGGATCAACTGGTGGTTCAGGATCTCACTCACACCCTGTAAGTGGAAGTTTAGCATTATCAGGAAACGCAACTGCAACAACTCCTTTGTCTGTTCCATCTATGAATTTAAAATATGCAAATGTAGTTGCCGCTACAAAAGATTAGTATATAGTAATTAATTAAGAAATGCCTATATTCGATCCAGACGGAAAATGTCCCCTCTTAAATAAGAAGTGTATTAAGCATCAATGCATTTGGTATAACATGCTTCAAGGTAAACACCCACAATCAGGTCAAAATGTTCAAGAATGGGGATGCTCTATTGCATGGCTTCCTCTACTCCTTGTAGAGAATACAGGGAAACAAGTTCAAACAAATGCTTCAGTAGAGTCCTTTAGAAACGAAATGGTTAAAGCTAATATGGTCACATTAGCCTTAGTAGAGAGCCAGGCTAAAAGAGAAAAAGAAGATCCTTTAAAAGTAGGCAGTATTTGGGGAAATATAGCTGAAAGCCAAGATAAACTAAGTAA